GTGATGGTTCATATACTTGAATTCGTTTCATTGGATATGGCGACTCTTCCCATATTTTTCGTTTTAGTATAAAGAATATTACTTTAATTTTTTCTATAGGAACATTATACATTTTAGAATAATATTTCTTGTATAATAATAATTGAGCATTAGTTGATGGATCTTTTTTCTTGTAATCTTGCCAGCCTCTTGTGCTTGTTTTGATATCATATATAATTACTTGGCCATCACGCTTGTCACGAATAACTACATCTAAAAATGACATTATTACCATTTTATCATTATTAACTAATGGTTCTAATAATGGTAATTCAATACCAACTAATTCATAGTTTCTATTAGAAAAATATGCACTTCTATGCTTCCTAAAATATTCTAATGTTTGTAATCCATCAGTATAAAATTCTGCTAATTCTTGTTTAGTAGTAAAATGCTCTGTTTTATTTTTCATAGATTTGTTAAATTCATCTACTAAAGCATCATATAATCGTTTGCTAAAATCTAATTTATCTGCGGCAACTGCTGAAACTTCGAACATTGTTTTTAAATACTCTTGGAGCACGGTGTGCATCGCAGATCCAAATATTAGATGAATCGAACCAACTTCTGGTTTTTCTTTTAGAACATACATTCTATACCATTTCTGGGGGCACTGAGTAAAAAGACTGATCTGACTATATGATATTGAAGCGTAACCATTTTTTTGAGCCACTTTCCAAAGTGAAAGATTGCCATCTGCTTGTTGTATTTCTTTTAAAGGTATTCCCATATTATTATTTTTGTGCGTGTATTAAATATTTGTATATACTCATTTGCTCTTGTATAATTTCTAAATTCCGTAATGACTGTCGCTTATTATTATCAATAGAACCCATCAATAAAAACTTACATTTTGGAACGGTTTTAGAGTAATGACAAATCTCATATATTAACGATTCTGTTGCATAAAAAAATTCATCTATTATTAATAAATCGTATATATTACCATCTAATTTTTCAGAATTATAACCAGCCGAATATACCGTTGACCCGTTCCTTAATTCTACAAACTGTCTGCTTTCTTTAATTAGTTCGTTGCCATAACCTAAATCATGATATGTCTGATTTAATAAATGTCCACTTGCTAAAAATGGAGCGTAATAATAACCTAATATATTTGTTTTCTTATTAACTGATTCATTCACAATTATATTATTTTCAAGAAATGATTTTCCACTCTGCCGACTCCAAATTCCAACTAACACTTGAAAGTCATTTCTTAAAAATATGTTATATAATTCTTCCTGTATATCAGTTAGTTTCATTTTGGTTCAAACACTTTGTTAATATGCCCACATCTGGCACATTCAAATACTGGTATTGGAATTATACTTTCTTCGCCTGCTATTACTGCCGATACTTTTCTCATATAAAACACTTCTAAAAATGTATCATTTCCACAATCATCACATACAATAGGATCTGTTTGATTAATATCAATACTTATATTTTGATCTTTTTGTGGCATTACATCATTCCTCCCATTCCTGGCATGCCTTGTGCTTTGTCATCTTCTTCATCTTCAACATTTGATATGACTGCATTTGTAGTTAAAAACAAACTGGCTATACTTGCTGCTTTTTCTAATGCTATACGAGTGACTTTAACTGGATCTATAATTCCTGACGAATACATATCTACGATTTTTTGTGTGCGCGCATCAAATCCTATATTACAAGCATCATGTTCCATTCCAATTCGATGATTACTAATCCTTTCCCAAATAGCTTCACCATTTAATCCAGCGTTTGACATTATTACATTAAATGGTTCACGTAAAGCATTTTGGACAATATTATAGCCTAATCGTTGATCATCATTATCAAAATTAGGTTCGCTATTTGTTCTTTTGTAAATATTCATTAGAGCAATTCCGCCTCCTGGAACAATGCCTTCCTCTACTGCTGCTCTTGTTGCATGTAATGCATCATCAACTCTGTCTTTCTTTTCTTTTAATTCTGGTTCTGTTTCAGCACCAATATTTAGAATTGCAACACCGCCTGCTAATTTAGCTAATCGTTCTTGCAACTTTTCAGTTTCATAATTTGATGATGCTTTTTCAATAAGTTTTTTTATCTCATCAATACGATCCTTAATTGTGTTTGTTTCTCCTGCACCATCAATTATTGTTGTTTGTTTATTATTAACTGTAACATACCTTGCAGTGCCTAACCATTCAGGGTCGAACTTATCTAATGTCATTCCTTTAGTTTTAGATAAAACTGTCCCATTGGTTAAAATTGCTAAATCTTCTAATATGGCTTGTTTTCGTTCTCCAAACTCTGGTGCTTTTACAGCACAAACTGACAAAGTTCCTCTTGCTTTATTTACAACTAATGTTGCTAAGGCTGCATTATCAACATCATCAGCTACAATTAAAAGTGGATTACCTGAGGTAATAATTTTTTCTAACATTCCAACAAATGCTTTACTGGCATCTCGTAATTTTTCATCTGTAATTAAAATAGAAACATCTTCTAATTCAACTTGCATGTTAGCATTATTGTTAATAAAATATGGTGATAGATAACCTTTATCAAATTGCATTCCTTCTACAATTTCTAATGAAGTTTCATTCTTCTTAGCTTCTTCGACTGTAATTACGCCTTCCATTCCAACTTGTTCCATTGCCTCAGATAATAATTTTCCTATTTGAGAATCATTATTAGCAGATATAGTTCCAACTTGTTCAATTTCTTGTGGCTTAATTACATCTTTTTTCATTGCTTTAAGCTGTTCAACAATATCCTTAACTGCCTCTTCAATACCTCGTTTTACTTCAATTGGATTAGCGCCTGTCACCATAGCTTTTGATCCTTCCTTAATAATAGCATGTGCTAAAATAGTTGCTGTGGTTGTTCCGTCTCCTGCTTCTTCAGCTGTTTGACCTGCTGCTTCTTTAACTAACTGCGCACCCATATTTTTAATTGGATCCTTTAACTTTATTGCTTTTGCAACTGTCACACCATCTTTTGTAGATGATGGTTCATGATATTCATTTTCTATAATTACATTCCGTCCGGCAGGGCCGAGTGTGCTTTTAACTGCGTGTGTTAATTGATCTATACCTTTTAATAAATTTTCACGCGCATATTGATCAAAACTAATATCTTTATTTTTCATAATTTTCCTTTAACTCTAAATCTAAAACTTTATTTACGAAATCCTCAAAATCTTCCATTGAATCTCGAATATCATTTCCTTCTTTAACATTTTTTGCTTTTTGTTCTAATTGTCTCACAACATTTTCTACCAAATCATCTGGCACACTGATTAATAGCCCTAAGCTCATCCAATAATCTGTAATTTTATTTATCGTTACCATCTAACAATAATGCTCTGCTGTCCGATAATGGAACGGTGTCTGATAATGCTTGTTTTACTGCATCTTTATCAACTTTTGTTGTGTCTGTTTTTTTGATGGCTAATAAATCAACCTCTCTAATAACTACATATTCTTCATTTTCAATTTCAAATTTATGTGCTCCAAATTTTGGATAATAAACAATATCACCAACTTGACACATCATTTCCCAATGTCCGCCGCCTGTTATATCTTTCAGGCCTGGACCGACTGCTACAACTTCGCCAAAAATAGCTTCTGGTTGAGCACCATCAGGTAAATACACTCCACCAGATGAAATTGTATCTGGGTCTTGTGGTCTGATTATAAGTTTGTCGTCAATTGGAAGTAAATCTAATTTTTTCATAATAACTTTTTTATTTTTCGTAACACTAATAAGTATTTAGTTTTTTAATAAACTCTGTATTTTCTTATCTGGAATTCCATATTTTTTTAATATTTCAGGAACCTTCTCTTCATACACACCAAGATGCTTAAACATATCCAAATATTCTATTATTTCTGTTTTACTTAATTCGTAATATTTAGTCAGCCAGTCTAACAATTCAGGTTTGTATGATACTTCTTTTCGTCCTTTTACATATCGTATATAAATTTTCTGTTTTGGTAAAATTCCTGAATACAATTTGTAATGTTCACGCTTATCAATCTGCATTGAGACTGGCTGAAAAATATTAACTATTTCAACCAAACTTGAGCTCATACTCAACCATTTATTTATCATGTATGGACTATATGCTTTTATATCACTTTCCGTATATTTATCCCAGTCAAGTTTATTTTCTGAAATATTGCGTAAATGATCCATCATACTAAACCCAGGTTTGACTTTTTTCTTGGTTGAGTTTTTTGCTACTTGTTTTGGTTGTCTTTTAGCCATATATTTTATCTTGTTTATATTTCATTGCTTTCTTAAACGAATCATTCAAAAGAATCTTAACAAACTGATCATCGTTAAATTCAACTAATTTAATTCCTGCTTTTTCGTATGCTAACATAGGATCATCTAAATCATTAGTTTGAAATACTTTAAGTTGATCGTTTTCATCTTGAGTTGTAAGATAGTATCCGGTTTTTTTATCATAAAACTCTTCCCATTCGTCATACGACATTTGTTCAAATCGTTTAACATCATTTGCAATATCATTAAATACTTTCTTTCTATTTTCAGGATGTTCTCTTACTAATTGATTTTTATCTACATGGTAATCTAATTCACCATTATAAACTTTTAATGCATTTTCTGATATCATTCCTAGAAACTTAGAAAAACTTGCACCACTTGGACCTTCGTATATTACATATTGTCCTTTTTGTGATTCTTTATTATTATAATATGTAACACTTTGTGGCCACATAACATCTAATATAAAATCGTAATCATAACCTTTAGCTAATAAGGTTTTTATATAATTATCTTTATCATTAATTAAATAATTATATTCTTTACAAATTTTTAGCAACGAATATTTTAATGCTAATACATTCGCTATTCGCATATCACTTCTTTTCATAATTAAACTTTTAATATTAATACTAATTTTAAACCCAAGGGATCGTAGCTCCTGTTGCAGTATTAACCGCTAAACCTGTTCTAAACCATAAATCTATCGTATTTGATAGTAATGTAACCACTTGACTTGAGGATGAACCTTGTGTCATTCCTAAAGCCCAAACTGGTTCTAATGTTAATGGTAAAACTGGCGGTGTTCCTACAAACGCAGGTGCCATTCCTAATCCTAAAGCAGTAGCATATGCTAACAGCGCTTTTGGAAACAATTCCATAAAAGTAGGTGAATTAGATACTATTATTGGTGTCATCACATTTACAAACGCAGCTTTTGATAGTTCTTGACTAACTGGCGTAGTAACTGGTGTGACTAATTTTGCATATGTATCAATTGCATTACTAAAATTTTGAATTGCTTCTGCTGTTGTGTTTGGGTAAATCGTGAATAACGGATCATTTGGATCAATTATTTTACTCAGACTTGCCTGCAGCATTGCTGATATTAACATATTTAACTCCTTCAAAAAAGTATTTATCCCCTCAAATAAATACCGTATTTCTTATTTATCTTGATGTTGAATCACGTCTAATTTCCGGTTGCCCTTCTACCACATAATCGTCTTCATGTATCTCATCATAATCAGGTTCATCTAATTCTTCTGAACTCTGTCCGTTATCACTAAATCCTAATCCTTTTCTTCTCGCTGTATTAATGTCATTTAAGTGATCTATATTTCTTAATGCTTGTGACGATTCAATTTCATCTGTTAATTGATCTATAATCCAAGCTACCGTTACAATTTTAGGATCCATTAATTCAGATTTTAATTTTAATATATTGATGCTATTAAAAACATGAGCACCAGTAACACCACTATCAAAAAATAAATCAACTACTCGTTTATTAAAAAATAATCTTGTTTCAGACTTATCATCAAAATTGTATCTTAATGATTTCAAAATAATATTACCAATATTTTGTTTTGTTAGCGTATCAAATGTTAAAATTTTCTCAAACCTACCTGGTCTTTGTGCTGCTAAATCTAATAATTTTGCTGAATTAGTTGTTGCTATAATACCAACATCTTTACTAATTTTATCTGTTCCATCCATTGCATCTAAAAACGATTGTAATTCTTTAGGTGAATACCCGCCACTGGAACGAGAACCAATAGATAAATCTAAATCATCAAATATTAATACGGTAGGAGCAAGTGCTTCTGCGAATTGTATCTTTTCTTTAAGAAAATCATCTACTGGAGTTTTAATAATTGTAACTCCTGCAGTTTTCATATGATTTGCTAAAACTAATGTTGATTCTGTTTTTCCAGTGCCTGGATTTCCGACTAATAAATAACGCATCAATTTATCTTTTTTATCGAATACATTTGCGTATAATTGTAAATCTTCCATTAATTTAGTAGGAAGAAATATATCATTAAAACTTCGAGTTTCTAAATCTCGATTCGTCCATGAAAATATATTTCTTGGCATCTCTAAATATTTTCCGCGTAGGCTACTAATAGCTAATGCATTATTTAACACAATATCATATATCTCAGGTCCTCTTACTTCTAACACCTTTTCAGATGTAAGAATTATTGTATAATAATACTCATCATTTTGTCTGTATTGATCAAACGAATAATTAAACATATTTCCATTTAGCTTAAATTTAACATTGGTTTCTCCAGAATAATTCTGTAATTCAATAGCCTCCATGAATTCTTTATGTCTAAAAAACGATATATCTGTTATTTTATGTTGTTTAGCAATCTTGGGATTTTGTTTAATGATATTAAAATAGTCAGATAATATCTTAAAGAAAGCCATATTCGAATAAAATTCATGTATGACTTTAGATTTATATGTTTCTTCTCTAAATGGAGAAATTGTTAAATTTGATACTTTTTGTTCTTTCACTGTAATATGTGTTAATGTTAATTTATTTTTCATGATTGGTAATTTAATCCATTTAATTACTTTCTTATTTTTATCTATTATTGGAATATCGAGATATTTAGGTCGATCTTTATTGTAATTCATCTATCATTTTTATGAACATTGCCATAACATTGATTTCATGATCTGTTACAAATGCATCATGTTGTTCAGCTTCAGCAATTATTAATATTAAGCTTGCTCGTTTAGTTGAATCTGGTGTTATATCATCTAAATTATCATATAAAAATCTAAACAGCGGTTCAAATTGTTTTACTTTACTATCTGCTAAAATCTGTCTTATTGATATAAATAATTTTTGTGCGTTTGATTCTTTTTTCAAAACTTCTAATATTTGCAACATATAATTTTGTGCAATTAAAGTTTGTTTATCTACCTTAAACTCTCCGTTAATTGAATGATATTGACACAAATGAATTATCTTTCGTATATCAGGATAATTTGATTCTATTATTGTTTTTAATCCTTCTAAATCATCTTTGTAATTTACACCTTCAAGTTGTAATATATTAGCAACATGTTTTGCAATAACTGATTTATCTGGTGGCTGTATTTCGAAGACTTGGCATCTGCTAAAAATTGGCTTGATTATCTTTTCTACATAATTACATGTTAATATAAATCTGGTTGTTTTACTAAATGTTTCCATTAAGTTGCGCAACGCGGCTTGGGCATTAGGCGAAAGAAAATCCGCTTCGTCAAGAATAACAATCTTCAAATCTGTATATCCAACAGTCGATGCAAACCCCTTTATTTTTGTTCTTACATTTTCAACAGATGTTTCGTCTGACGCATTTACATATATATAATCGCAGTCAATATGATTAACTAAAATTTTTGAAATGGATGTATTATGAGATACAACTCCTGATGCAGTTATATATTCATGTGGGGCATCTATAGATATATCATATACATCTCGAAGTCCAAGTAGTTCACAATAAGTAAGTAGTTCTTTTTTACTATTTACTATTAAATGATTTGCTTTTTTTATGTGAACAAATGTATTATCTAATTGCTTAACTAAATGTTTATCGTCAGATAATATGGAAGTACCATTGTTAGTTGTATATTTAGAAACATGACCTTGTTTTTTAACGAATGCTCGTATGGGTGTGTATTCATCAGATGGAGTTTTTATTTTTACTTTCCTATCTACGAATTGATAAGTATCATATAAATCATTATCTATTTCTAAAAAATTAAATAATTCACCAATCGGGATTTTTAATTTGTATGTTTTCATTTAAAAAATTATTAATTAAATTAAATTTATCGTTGTCTTGTAATTCGGAACTAATTCTTAATAGTTTAAAACCATATTTATTTGCAAATTCTTCCTTTATTTTATCTTTTTCAGGTTCTGTGTGCCAATGTATTCCATCATATTCGATGATTAGTTTTTTACTTCTAATTGTAAAATCATACATAAAAAAATGATGGTTATCACTTAAAAAATATTCTTTAGAACCATCAACACCCATGTACATATCTTCTCTACCAATTCCTTTATTTCTTAAAAATTTATATAAAGGTATGAAATATTTCAGTGATTCTTTAGAAGCCTTTCCAAAAGGAACACATTTTTTTTGTTTTAATTCATTGAATAATTCGTACGCTTTATTTAAATCTCCATTTGTTTTTTTAACACAATAATTTAAACTACTAGAATCTTGTTTTTTATACATTTCAGCTAATTCTTCTGGTGTTTTTAGACTCATAGTATATCTTCGTCTTTCATATATCTCATGTTGAATCTGATAGGCTGTTATTAAATCACATTCATGTCGTTTACTTATATTTTCAATTGTATTATATTTTTGTTCTATTGATATTATATTAATTGCTTGTTCTGATGAGTATCCTTTATCAATCCAGTATTCTATACATCTATGAGAGAAATGTTTCCATTCATCTGGAGTATATTTTTCAAGCCTTCTTTTACTTAATTCTCGTTGTAAATTGCGATTTTTAAATGTTTTACTAAATGAATCCGGATTTTGTTTTTTCCATTCATTATATTTTTCTATATAATTTTCCCATCCTCTTAACACCCAACCTTTTTTTGCTGTTTTTGGTTTGTATTCGATTGGAGTTAATTGTAAAATACTATTAATATATTTTTCTTTGCCTATATCAGTCCAACTTTCATCATACCATACATCTGATAATCGTTTGTAATAATGAACATCTGGATTGAATATGAAAGTCCAAAAATTTTCTATTTTACTTGGAATCATTGTATCTATCAAATAATTAAAATCTAAATATTTAGTTTTATATTTACTTTCAATTCTATTAATCGCATTTATTTTACAAATTAATCTCCGTTTCAACGGAGTATATTGTTGGTTTAACAACCAATATCTAAATTTATAGCCCTTAATTTTATGGTTGGACATTTCTCCAGTTTCGAGACATCTAGGAATTTTATCAGAATAATATGTATGTTGATATTCTACTATATTTATATTATGTGCTTGTTTAAGGTGTCTCGAAAAATTACCGACATTCTTAAATTCTCTATTACATAATTTACATTTAAGATATTCATCAAGTGAAATATTAGCGTCTTCATAAAAAATCATTTATTTTCCTCATATATTTAAGTGTGTAACTTAAATAAATATATGGGGTCCAAATTTTTCTTTTAATTTTTCAACTTCTTTTTCTGTTAATTCTATCTCAATATTTACTTCTTCAGAATAATCAAGACATTTCCCTACTCCCTGGATGCCATGTAAAAGTAAATGTGGTATATCATTTGTTTCTAAATACACTTTCATTTTTGACTTAAATTGTTCATTACCAATATAATTATCAAGTGTATCTGGTCGATATCGCTCGGTCCACATCGTATGTTCTTTAGCTGCCATAATCTATTTTATTGTATTTTTCAAATTATTTATCTTTTCTTGTGTTTCGTTGTCAAGTTCGAGTTGCTTAATTTCTTCTTGTATCTTCTGAACTTGTTTTATTGATTTATGTATAATTTCAGCTCCTGTATAGTTCTCTAATTTTACTTGAAAGTCTAACATTTGTTGTAATTCATCTAAAGTCCAAAATAAAATGATTCCTGGGATATCGTTTTCTCCAACTTCTAAGCTGACAGTTCCGTCGCCGTTATCCCAAAATTCAAAATGTTTATTTTCCATTTATGCTTTTTGTTAATTCATCTTCCAGCCAAGCAACATAATCATTATGTCGTCTAATATTGCTACTTGATTCCTCTACATTTTCATCTAAAGAAATTACATTTTGACCTGTGTCTTTTTTATATTTTAAGTGTATTATTTTCATTATTTAATCATTTTGACTTACTAAAAAATATTCGGATTGATATAAATCATTCTTAAATTGAGCTCGCATTAAACCTTGTGAGCTAATCGATAATAACCCAGTTTTAAGATCTTTATTTGCAGTTAAAAATAACTTCATATATTCTGATGAAAATGAAATTAAACTAATGTCATTTTTTACTTCGCCTGGAACTACAAAACTAATTCTATCAGTATTCACATTATTATATCCAACAACAAATGTCACTTCATTGTTCATTACCTTTATACCAATTTTAATTGCTTCTGGTAAAGCGTTAATATATTTAATAAATTTATCAATTAATTTATTATCTAATTTAATTGTAACATCAAATTCTGGCATTTGGTTCATTTTTCCAGGCTGACTAATAATACTAGTGTCAGCTAATACATATGTTAGTGTATCAGAATCTGATTTATTATTAATCATTAAATTTATTAACTTATCGTTAAATTCTTTGAATGTCAAACTTATTTCTGAATTTGCTGCATTTGCTAATCGTAATAAATTTGAAGTAGTATATACTCCAAATTCTTGATCCTCTACAAAATCTGGTGATGTCATCATTGTCTTACCAAGTAAAGTCTTATCTTCACTATTAAAACTCACAATGCACTTTTTATCCTTTACCGTCCATTTAACAGAATCTATTATTCCACTTAAATGATACTTTTCTATAAAATTTAATAATTCTTGTTTCTTCATTATTTGTCAAAGTTAAAAAATTTGTTAATATTTGAATCGTTTGCTTCTTCCACAGGTGATCGACCAATTTTTGATATTATTGATGTAAAATTACTATTGTAAATATTAATTGCGTTATCAGGATCCTTAAACATATCTTTAATTACCGTGTGCAACTTATTATATTCAGATGGAATTAATTCTTCTATTATACCTTCATGAGATAAAAACATTCTATTAATCGCATTCACCATATCTATAAAAATATGCATGTTATGTCCTGTCATAATCATATAACTCCATGTCTTCCAATCTTGTATATCTTTCCATGTTAATCCTCGACATATTGGACAATCGATTACACATGGAAGCGGGGCGTCTGGATTGTAAATATGTTTTGTAATTTTACTCTTTTTTGCAAAATATAAATTAGGTAATGTTAGTTTATTCCAATTTGGTGTCAAGTAATACATTCCATAAACAGTCGATCTATTTGGCGTAGAACTATCAGTAGATATTTGAACCTTAGGATACAATTTATGAAATTCCTTTTGTAGCATTCCAAGCACAAAGAAATCAGTTGGACCAGATAAACCTAAAACATGAATTAAATCTACACCAGGTTTTTCAAATTCTTTATTCTGTAAAAGTAATGCAATAGAAAATATCAATCTATCTAAGCTGCCTTGTGTTCCTCCAATAGCCCATCCTTGAAATTGAAAGTCTTTAACATAATTATACCATCTAATATAACTGTCTGGACTATTACCTTGTAATACCGTTAAGAACTTTGTCTTTCCAGTTTGATGTTTTTCAAAATACTTAAAATTCTTTAATGTAATATCTAATGCTTCATTATACCGATTATCATATGCCAGCCTTGGTGGTATATCTAAATTCATAGCTATATCTGAATTATTTTCTAACCATTCGAAAATATCAGCTGTTAAATGATCTTCCCATTGAACTTTTCCAGTAGCTATTTGATATCCTCCGGAATCTCCAATTACCAATGAATCATTTAGTCCCATTTCTTCCCGGAAATTTTTATTCTTTAAGTTATGACCAGCGGATGCTAAAAAATATGGAAAATACCATTTCGGATAATATCGTTCATCATAAAATCTTGATGTCGTTCCATCTGGAAATGCCAAGTTCTTCATTAACCAACTCTTTGATATTCCCGACGATAATGACGGATAATAAATAAAACTATTCATATTAACCTTTTAATAAATTTCTACAATACGCGGCCTCATGCCACACATTTATTTCTACATCTATACCATTTGCTACAATATATCCTTCCATTTGTCTGCCTAAATCTGCTAACTCAGCAAAATTATAGTTAGGAACAAATTTTCTTTCAACTGAGTCAAATATAATATCTTTCATTACCCTAATTGCATCATCTACATCAAACGGCATATACATACGGTTCTTTGGAATAAATTCTGGAAAACATCTAAAATCTGGAAAACAAATATCTGCTCCAAATAAAGTCGATTCTAAAACCGTCCATGACACATAATCTTGTAATGAACTATTAAATTGAATTAAACATGTTGCTAACTCGGTGTAATATTCTTCCTTGGTTAAATTTGTTAAAATCTTGAACCTTGGTTGTCGTTTTTCTAATTCTCGAAAACTATCAATAACTCCTGGTAACATACTTCTAATGTCTTTACCTGAGGTTGTTAAATGCCATTCAAAAGAGGGTTGTTCAGTTAAGAACTTTTCTGCTACTTCCATCATAAAATATGGATTCTTTTCTTTATCCAATCGTGATGAATAAACAACCACATCTTTTTTGTCTAAATCTCTCCAATTAGGTAATTTAGCTTCAGTTAAATCTTTATGTAATGGTAATGAAACAACATGGATTGGAGCTTCAAAACCTGCCGCTCTTAATTGCTCTTTATGTATTGAACTACCAACAAAGATACCAGTCGAATATTTATCTAATCCAAGTTCGTATGGACGCAACCAGTCTTTCATTGGATATGTAAAATCATATTCATCCACTGATTGTGCATGACACATTGAATAAACCTCTACTTTAATACCATATAAATCTAAGGCATAAAATATAGCTTCGACACCCGGGGTGAAAAAGTCCTGGAAGAACAATACATCTCCGTTTTTTACCTTGTCATCATTAATCAAGTCTAAGAAATTATTACATTGGGTTAAAGAATATTTTCCTCGTCCGACTGCATCTAATACTGCCCCAACTTTAATTTGCTGATCAGGATCGAACTCACCTTCTATTTCTACAAAGTTTAGATTATCCCATTCAGCAAAGGTAGCCGGCATCCACTGCTTCGATAATTGATAAGTATAACGAGCTTTCAATGGTTCTAAAGAAAAATACCATACATTTTTTTTATTTTTCATAACTTTTCTCCTTTATTACTTCCGCGCCATTTTCTCCATCTTCTGCAACGGAACAATAATTTAATTCAAATTCATTAACTAATTCTTGTGCTATCATTTCACATGATCTGTTTCCAAACAATAAACAATTATGTGAATCATCAAAATATTTATCTTCTAAATATTGTTTTATTTCACGCTTAAATAATATAAATTCAATATCCCTATCATTATGGCGCACTTCAGCTTTACATTTAATATGAAACATATGTCGATGTATATTTGCTAAAAACACTACGTCTGGTTCTACTTCACTTGCATCTTTCCAATAATGCAATCCTTCTACTTGTAATCTAACTATTATATTTGTCATTATTCATTTTCCCTATCAAATTTATATGCATCTGGATCTGAGTGTATCATTTGCTTTTTCATTATCTGATAAACATTATACCATCGCTGATCTATGGAAATTGTATCTGTTTCTTTTAATTGATCAATTAATGGTTCTTTTATTCTAAAAATTATATGAGCTTGTTGTTTTATATCTACTGGTATTTTATCGAATATTTCTGCGTTTGCTTCAATTGTTAATGTTCGATAACCTTGTTCTTTTTTAAGAATTGCTAATTGTTCATTACCCCAATCTATATCAGTTACCATTTTTGTAACAAATTCTATGGTAAAATAAATATGTGGATATTTCCATACATTTTTAGGTATTTCACTTCTACAATAGACAGTCTCGACATCTAACAATCGTCCTTCTACTTCTTTTCCGTACCAATATTTTTTTCCATACATATCTTAAAAACTAAAAAATTTATTAACATTTTCATTTGTAACCAAAGACCAATTTAATGCACTATAAAAATCCGTTAATTTATTCTTCAACTTAGATTCAAACATCTTTTCTCGGTCTATGTATTTATTAGCAAATTCAACTATCTTTGCTGGAGCATTTTGTTTTAATGCTATTGTTTCAATATTGAATTCATTATTCTTTAAGTATAACCATTTTATCTTCTCACCATTCGTAATATATCCAGTATCTAAATTATAAAAATCTAACAAATCATTATAGTAAATACTCGATTTAACATGGATTGGAGCTCCTTTTAATGAGGTAAATATATTTCTATTTGCTGATTCATATTTACTAAGATCCTTAACACCAACTGGAAATATAATTTGTTCTATTGGAATTGTAGCAACAGAAGACTTAAATTTTGAAACTCTCTTATTTACATGATCCATTGTTTTCTTATTTAATATATCATACAATATATTTTCAAAAAACTTTTTATATGCTGGCGGAAAGTCTGATCTTACAACATCGATACCTTTTACATCCATTTCAACTAATGAAACTCCTTCTTTGTAAATCATTAACTGTGCATATCGTTTCTTTGCTACCCAAAATCCTGCTTTTGATATTACTTCTTGTTTAATATTAAATCGATGTTTTGATAAATTATGATATCTCTTAGCATATTCATCATATATTTCGTTAATAAATTTCTGAACATCTTTTGCTATAACAATGATTTTTTCTGTCATTTCAGCGTCATCATTAATATTTGTATTTGGATATAACTTTTTAACTAATGGTAATGCTGAACAGAATATGCTGTCAGTTACGTATCGATGTAAATGACATAATCATCTACACCGACCCGTTCTATATTTTTAATTTTCATCTTTAATTCTTATAAATTTACAACCTAAAAATTCTTCAATTTCATGTTGTCGTAATCAATCAGGTTTTAGTCTATAGATATCTTTTTTAGGAACATATATTTTATATCCTGCTTTAAGTTCAATACATTCAACTTCTTCACCATTAATAAAACGTGAACCAATGGCTCTATCGTATTTTCCAATAATACCTTCTACACTTTGTTTCCTATATTATTCATAATATTCCCTTTGATTATTTATATCAATAAATCGTCTGTTTCTACTAAATCTTTTACTAAAATTTTTTGAACTATATTGTTTCTTTTTATTGAAACATTATCCATTTCATATAATGTTATTTTTGTATCATTTTCTAAAGTAATGATATACTTTTCACCTATTATTTTATTGTAATAATTATTTGCTGTTCGTTTGGTAAACTTAATTATGCTCTGGCCCGACAGAGTTATAGCTTCTGCGTTGTCAACATCGTAAAACCGGAAACGCGGAAGCGCAAGCACACCATAAAATGAATTTAACAATACCTTCATTACCATTTGTCTTAAATCATAATAATCATATTTTTCACGATCACCTTTATTTCCAAATTCATCTCGTTTAGACTTAAACACTGCCCGTTCTTCAAACCAATTATTTAAAATAGTTGGCAAAAATCCTGGTATGTCTTGTTTATAAAATACTCCATTTGCTGCAACACTATAATTATTCGTATTTAGATATGTGCTTAACTCTGTTTCTGAATATTTTATACGTTTAGATCGTATGCCAACGGTATATGTTCGTTTAACTTTTTGCACCCATTCCTCTGAATTCCAATCTAGTATCCGTCCTATTTTTGTTTCTGGAGATATATTCAAACTCATGATCTCACTCGGATACAATGAAGTTAAATCTAAATCATAAACCCAATCATACAATCCAGGTATTGGTTCTTGCACAAAAGCTCCTGGAAGGTCTAAGTGTATCTCATAACCTACCTTAATTCGTTCTTTTAAGGGCTCTGTTAGCACTATATAGTTATCAGCATACTTCTTGTAGGTCGCGTAAATAATACTACTTTTAGTCTTATATATTCGTAATTTTCCAACTGCTGGTATATTAAAAACGTTATTATTAAAAAATAATTTAGTGTCGCCTACTTCTCCTGGGTCGCTTAATTCGAAGTTAAAATTTTGTTTTCTATTTGGAGCTACCACACCGACTTGTTTCATGTATGTTAATGCAGCTCCATCTAAATATACACTTGTATGATGAATATCTTCATATGGGACATGCCCTTTATGACATATCGCTTGTGCTAATGCAATAAAATTTAATTTTTCATCTAAGTCTCGAAGTAAAATAACATCCTCTAAGTTATACTCTATAAACCGATCAATATCATCACGATATAAATCTTCTAATGTTCCATCATATGTCACCTTGCCACGACCAAGTTCCAATTTTGAAATAAAATCTAATGCATAGGATGCTCGTTCTCCTTGTGTAAAACCTTTGTAAATTCTCATGTAATCCAGAGAACTTATACCGGCTATTTGAAATCCCAAATCATTTCTATATGGCTTAATAATTCCAATTGGACTTAATGAATTAGCTTTACGCTGGCCGAGCGTTTGAACCATTCGTTTATACATATACGGAATATCAAAGTAGTCGGAATTCCATCCACTCAATATGGTTGGCTTGATTTCATTAATTTGATATAGAAAATCAGATAATAATGCTGCTTCAGTCTTATAAGTTATAATTTGTTTTTTATCTGTGTTAATTTCTTTAATTGATTTTGTTTTATCTAAAATTAAAACGGTTGAATGTTTTTGTTCTTTTAAGTGATATGCAATAGAAATTACTTCCTTATCTGCTTCTTCCATATTAGGATAACCATCTTTAATTGATACCTCAATATCAAAAAACATTGTGGTATGGTTTGTTGATGGTCTATCACTTTCATGATATAAATCAATTAAGGTACGGACATCTGGACGGACATCTGATTCATATAACCCAGTTGTTTCTTTTGTCCAACTATTGATCATTCGTAACTTAGTTCCATCTAATGCTACAAATGAACCTGTTTTGTCTTTTGTATAAGCATATTGCTGAAATGGAAATGTGAAATATTTCTTTTCATCGTCCCAAATATGAACGATGTCTTGTCGAGACTGATTGGATGAATTGGGATTATTGAAATTAGAATTACCAGCACGTTCAACCCAGATGTTCTGATACATTAATTCATCTCCTTTTCTAAATGACTCATATCTTATTTTCTTTAATTCTTATAAATTGACATAATTTAACATGTCCGATACTATTTAAATAATCTATTATTTCTTTTTGTCTTTGTTTGTCTTTTTCTATTTGTGTTTCATGATATTTCTCATCATACTCATAAACTATGTTATTTTTCTCGTCGTAACCATCAACCCAATACCCAAGTTCTTTAATATGATATTCACCACCGTTTTCTGCGTGTTGAATAAATGACCCAGATGCTTTCATTGTTTGTTCAAACAATTGGCATCCTTTTGGATTATAACCTGGAAACATCTGACCAACTCTTGAAGTGATAATTTTAATCAATGATAATCTTTGTTTTAGTTTTATTTCACTACCTTTATCAACAGAATACATCTCTTCATATGTTTTTCCTTTTATAAAAGAATCTTTACATTCTTTGCAACAAAATTGCCTATGATACTTTTTAGATCCTCTAAATTCTATAAAACAATTTTTACATACAACTATTATATGATACATATCAAACGTATATTCATCTCTACATTTATCCGAACAAAAATGTACTTGTTAACTTTAATACTATCACCGTCTATAAAGTTGTTACACTGTTCACATCTATATCGTTTTTTAATTTTTTGTTTTTTTACAAATCCTTTAAAAGGAAGTTTCAATTGTTTTGGTTGTTTTGGTTTTACCTTCTTTAGTTTCTTTGGTTTTGGTGTTTTTAAATTTAATATATTTTGAGGCCTACAAGCAAGACAAGTTCTTTTTTCAAAATAACATTGTCTAACACAATCTCGACTCTTATGATTTATTCGTTTATTACATTTTGGACAGTATCTGTAAAAAACAACTATTCCATCAATAATCTCAGAATAAGTTCCATTAGGTAACGGTCGTGTCCTCCAATTCTTCGTTGTTATCATCTATTTGCCCCAACATTAACTTACGAATAAGTCCAGAAATACTATACCCGTTTTTCTTGCAATATATACTGAACTTATTATAAGTAGCTTTATCTATTGATATTGTTGTGTGTTTCATTTTCAAATATTTTAATCTTATTTTCCATTATCATTCCTTATGTAAATTACATTTACTTACATTAATATATATGTAGAAAATAAGTTTTCAATAAAAAATTATAACTTATTTTTTCTATTTTTCATTCTCATCTTCATCATCAAACTCGACTTCGTCTTTATATAAAGTTTGTATATCTGTTTTAGCAATTTCTAATGCACCAAGCATTTCATAACCATTGTCCATTCCAAATATAACTACTTCTCGAACTATTTGCATTGTCATTTCTTTTCTACAATTTTCGCACAAATTTTCTAACATATCTGGTATTAATGCTAACCATTGTTCGATTTCATCTAAATTACAGTCACTTGGCTCGTTTCTGTCAATCATTATTTTTTTCATTTACTTTTTAATTT